TCACAAATTTCAACTAACCCTGAACAAACTATTACAAATAAAGTTACTATTTTAGAGCATTTAACAGCTGCTCAAATAAAAAAGAGCAATCTTCAAGATGATGTACTAAATGAAATAGAAAATTCTGATAGAGATGTTAAATTTCTTGCATATAAAATATTAATGGAGAAATTTAATGACAAATACAATGACTTAAGTATTAACCAAAAAATTATACTTAAAGAATACATTAATTCAGTAGACAATACACCTCGTTTAAAAGAATTTTATACAAATAAAATTAATGAAATTAGAACTGAATTAACTAAATTAAACTCCAAAACAAAAAACCCAGCTACCAAAATAAAAATTAACGAAATTATTTCAATTATTCAACCTCCTGCTAAAAACGCTAAGTTGACAGATAATGATTTAGTTGATTTGTTACAGTATTGTGATTTAATTAACGAGCTAGAAACTGTAAATGGATAAACTTAAAGAAATAATAAGAAAAAAATTAAAAGAAATGAGTGCTACCAATGCTGGTGGTGCTTCTTTTAGTGCTGGGCAAGGTGAAGGTTACGCTACACCAGCTGCTTTTGCTTCAAAAACTAATTCTAAAGGGGCTAAAAATATTTATTATTATAAATTAGGATTTAAAAACGTACCTAATATTAAACCAAAATCTTACGATAAAAAACAATTGTGGGAAGATGAAGTTTTAAATGAAATGAATGAATTTCAAAAGAAACGTTTAGCTGGTTTAGATGAAATTGAGAAATTAATGAATGAAATTACTCCATTAATTTCTAACGCAAAAAATGAAACTATTGAACTATATAGTGGAAACGCTGGTTCATTTGATATAACACAACCAATAGAAATGGTATTAAGTTACCTTAAAGAGGTAAAACAACTTTTAACAGAAAAATAATGAAAAAGACATTACAAGATCAGTATTTATTAATTAAAGAAGGTAAAGGACATAAAGGAGTTTTCCTTGCAGATGCAAAACGTGATTTTCCCCATATTGTACCAAATGCTGCTACATTTGAAGAAGCGGCTGCATCTTTAAAAACAAAAAACATTATTTCAGAAAATGTAGTTGGTTTATCTGTAGTTGCTGGATATGAACCTAAGAAAAAAGAATCATACGAAACTGCATTTGAAGCGTTTTTAGCTGAAGCTAAGAAAAAAGAAAATGAAGACGAAAAAGTAAAAGCTGAAGAGAAAAAAGTATCTAAACCTGTAGAAAAAGATCTTGAAAAACAATACAATAAAACAGACGATAAAAACCCAGATAATTTGATATTTGATCAAATCATGACAGGTTATTATGCTGAAATGAAAGATCCTAAAAATACGGATAAGACAATGCAACAATTAAAAGATATTGTATTGAAAAATTTATCTAAAGATCCAATTCACTATACAAAAGATGGTCAATTTGGAGTTAAAGGTTTAGGATATACAACTGAAGCACCTGGTTTAGGTGAACCAAAAGAAGCTAAAGGGAAATGGAAATCTTCTGGTTATGGTGATTTAAAAGAATCCAAAATTAATGAAATATCCGAAAAAGATATTAATATGATGGATGAATTAGATCTTAAATCAAAATTAACTAGTATGGGAGTTACTCCTATAGTAATTGATTCTGTTTTATCAACTAAAGGTATTGAAGGATTAAAAGATAGACTTAGATATCAACTTAGACATAGAGCAATTGGATTTAAAGAATCTAAAGAAATTGAAGACTTTAAAGCTAGTGTTAAAAAAGCATTTTCAGAAAAACCAGATAAAAAATTTACACCAGAGGAAATTGAAGCAAAATTAAATCAATTGTATCCTGGACGTGCTGAAAGAAAAAAAGATACTCCTGAAGAATCTAAATTACGTGAAGTAATCCGTGAAATGATTGATTCTGAATTAGGAGAAGCTACTCAATTGAGTACTATTATTACCCCTAAAGTAAGTGATAAAGAAAGAGAAGAAAGAGACCCTCAACAATTCATTACTACATACTTAGCGGCTCCAACAGAAGAATTAATGAAGAAAAACCAACACTTAAGAATATTAAGAGATCCACAAAATCCCGAAGAAATTAAAGGAGTTGCTATTCGTTCTAGATTTATAGCTCCACAAAATTTAAAAAAATTACCTTACGATATTAACCCAATGTTTAAAAACTTTTTAAACACAGCTAATAATATTGGAGGTGAAATTTCTCTTCCAACAAAAGAAGGAGTTATGGACAAATATACTGTTCTTAACAATGTTAATATAGGTAGAGATGGAAGACTTTCATTTAAAACCCCAAATCCAAAGTTTGAAAAACCTGTTGGAGAATCTTTAATGGAAAGCGTTGAAAAAGATTTAGCTGATATTAATAAAGAAGCAGAACATGAAGTACTTCAATCTAAATTAGATAAAATTGATGCTTTAATAGATCATAGACGTTCTAAACTTAATAAACTTGATGAGGATGAAGATATGAAAGCTTTAACTGACAAGAAAAAAGTTAAAGAACTTGAAAAAGATATTAAAAAACTAGAGCAAGCAAGAGCAAAAGTTGAAAAAATGCTTGGTAAAACCAAAGGTAAGAAAAAAGAGGTAATTGACGAAACTAGTGATGATATGATGGATGAAAACATGCCATTAGATGATAACATGATGGATGAAGAAATGTCATACGAAGAATATTAAAACATGGATAAGCAACTCTTAATAGAAACCAGGCACTTTATACCAAAACCAGTTCGCCTTATAGAAGGAATGCGAAACGGTGGAAATGTTTTTGTTGAAGGTATTTTAGCTACTGTTGAAGTAAAAAACGGTAATGGGAGATACTATAAACGAGAGTTGTGGGAACGTGAAATCGACAATTTTCAACGTAAAATTCAACAAAGAACAACAGAAACATGTGGTGAATTAGATCATCCTGATTCCCAAATAATCAACTTAAAAAATGCATCCCACGCTATTAGAAAAATATGGTGGAAAGGAGATGAGATTATGGGAGTAGTTGAAATATTTTCAGATTCAGGAGAAAAAGGTACAGTATCTGGACGTATAGCAGGTGCTTTAGTTAATAATGGATTAACTATTGGTATTTCATCACGCGGGATGGGCTCATTAAAAGAAATGGGTGGAGTAATGGAAGTACAAGATGACTTTGAATTATTGACTTGGGATTTAGTTTCCAACCCATCAAACCCAGATTCATGGATGAAAAATGGTGCTTTAAATGAATCTAGAACAACATATTTAGACCCATATGCGCGTACAAATTCATTATTGACTGAAATTTTATGTGCAAAAGGTACATGCCCTATATTTTAAAATATGCAAACCGGTGACTAAATTGCCCTCTTTTTGAGGGCTTTTTTATTCTCTGCGACTTTACATTACTTACCACATACATATAATATGAATATACCACCCCTCAATACATTATGTGGTATCTAATTAATAAAATTCTATTACGTTTCTAATAAACGTACTTTCCCAACAAAAAATTTAGGAAAAAATGGCAACAAACAGAGAAATGCTTAAAGAAGCAATCGCTGAAGCTAAAGCTGTAAAAGAAATGGCTATAGCAAACGCAAAAGCAGCTCTAGAAGAAGCCTTCACACCTCAATTGAAATCAATGTTATCAATGAAACTTCAAGAAATGGAAGAAGAAGATATTGATGAAGCTGGATTCGGCCCTATGACTAATGTAAAAGGTCATGGTAATATCGAAGATGAATCTTCTTTATACGAAACTGAAGACAGCGATGCTGATGACATGAATGAAATTGATTTGGAAGAGCTTTTAGCAGAGCTAGAAGAAGAAGAAATGGATGAATCTTTAAACGAAGCTGAAGATGAAGAAGGTGATGAAGAAGGTGATGAAGAAGGCGAAGAAAAAGGTGACCCATTAGATTTAGAAGACATGACAGATGAAGACCTTAAAAAAATGATCGAAGATGTAATCGCAGACATGGTTAACTCAGGTGAACTTGAAGCAGGGCATGAAGGTGGTGAAGAAGAAGAAGGTGAAGAAGAAGAAGTGTCAGATGAAGAAGAAGTAGATTTAGCAGAACTTTTAAGAGAAATTGAAGAAATGGAAAAAGAAGAAATGTACGAAGAAAAAGAAGAAGTAGAAGAAGGTCTTGGAGATTTTTTCAAAAATCTACTTAAAGGATCAGAGCAAAAATGGCTAGAAAAAAACTACCCAGATTGGGAAAGTATCGATTCCAAAGATGAAGCTAAAATTAAAGAAATTGTATCTAAATTTCAAGCTGAAATGAAAGCCGGAGGTGTTCAACCAGAATATTTGCGTTCTATGAATTCTGAACTTTTACGTCTTTTAGGAAGAGGAAGTGGTGTTAGATCAGCTTCTGCGATTTCAATTAATCGTGAAGGTCAAGAAAAAGAACTTGAAGAGGCATATGCTACAATCGAATCTTTAAAATCTGAATTGAATGAAATTAATTTGTTAAATGCTAAATTGCTTTACACAAATAAAATCTTCAAATCGAAAAACTTAAACGAAAATCAAAAGGTAAAAGTATTAAGTTCATTTGATAAAGCTAAAAACGTAGGTGAAGTAAAAATGGTATTTGAAACTTTAAACGAGGGAATCAAAGTTAAAAAAGAAACCATTAAAGAAAACCTAGGTAGAGCTTCAAAATCAACTATTACTCCTACCGCAAAACAACCAATCGTAGAGTCAAACGATGTATTTAAAAGAATGCAAAAATTGGCTGGAATAATTTAATTTTAATTTAAAAACAAAAAACAAAACAATGTCAAGTATTAATTCTTTATTAGAAAGTGCAGCATCTGGATGGAAAAACATGCAGAGTGATGCAACTCGTATGGCCTCAAAATGGGCTAAAACGGGATTATTAGAGGGATTGAATAGCGAAGTTGATAAAAACAACATGGCTATGATCCTTGAAAACCAAGCAAAACAATTAGTTGTTGAGCAATCTTCTACAAACGTAGGTGGTGCTACATTTACTGTAGGACAAGGTGAGCAATGGGCTGGTGTAGCTCTTCCATTGGTACGTAAAGTATTCGGTTCTTTATCAACTAAAGAATTCATGTCAGTACAGCCAATGAACCTACCTTCAGGTCTAGTATTTTTCCTAGATTTCCAATATGGTGCTTCATCTAAAGCTGCTCCATCTGGCCCATTTGGCCCTGGTGGTGATGCATATGGTGCTACTTCATCTATGTACGGTAACACAAACCCAGGTGTAGCTAATGATGCTTCTCAAGGTTTATATGGTGCTGGTCGTTTTGGTTACTCAATTAACCAATTTTCAGCTTCTGTAGCTACAACTCGTGCAACTGCGGTTTGGGCTGATGTTGATTATAATAGTGAATTATCTGCATCT